AACTTATTCAGATCCGAGTAGGGATCATTGAGTTGCTGAAAAAAACCATCGGCGCGGTTAGCCAACGTCCTCACCAACCCAACTCAGTACCGCGTCACGGTCATCAACCGTTTCCCACGGAACTTGAGCCAAGGCATACACGAGCGGGGCGTTACGCAAGCCGACCTTCTCCACGCCTGCAGCAACATTGTTAACGAAACTAAGTTCACTCACGCATTTCCTCGAATGAAACGAACAAATTGACGGAAAGTCTCAGGTGTTCCTTCTTGAGCAGCCATCCGGTCAAACGCCGGTAGGTACTTCGCGATCATCTGCATGTCATTATTGAAAGACTGGTCACGAGGGAGGATCTCCGTGCCGGGACCAGCACCCATGTCAGCGCCCGTAGTGATCGGCTCTTTAGGTCGAGAAGAAGCCGAAGTCAGGGGGACAGGGCGGGGCATCGCAGGGCCACCCGACATCGGGGCACCACTCTGGATTTCCTGAAAATCTTTCTGCTCACCGTAAGCAGCATCAGGAATATCCATCGCTGCCTGCGTTTGCATGTCAGTCCTCTGACTCATCGCACCAGGAGGTGACATCGCCTGACCTGTGTTATTGAAGCCACCAGATTTCGCCATCAGTCACCTCCGGTTTAGATTCAGGAGTTTCCTCACCATCGGGAATTTCCTCTTCGTCTTCCTCGAAATCCTCGATAGGGATGTAGCCGGTCTCTATGGCAGCGATGATGACGTCGCGAAGCGACTCTTGGGCACGCGCACACATGTCATGGACTAGGTCAGGCGAGTACCCGACCCCTTCAGAAGCTATGACCGTGTAAGCGTCACCGACACCCACACGAACTACAGTTCCTTTATCCATGAAAACCTTCCTGATGCCCAAAGGGGGCCGCAGTTTTCAAGACCGCGACCCCCTTCAGGGGTTAGTTACCGAATCGGTTGATCGTTGGGTTTGCCAACGCTTGATGCGGAGGGCTTGGGCCGCTCACCAGCTCCAGGGCTGGATCCCGTCGGTACTGTGCCAACCCGCTCGTCGCGAGTGACATTTGTCTTCGGAGTTCCCTGAGTTGTTCCAAACATCGCCATGTGCTTACCTCCCTCCGCTTACGCGATTTGTGACTGACGCATCGTGCGTGCAGCCATAGAAGGCTGACCACTTGACGTCAGCCCCGCCAGCAATTGCTGCATTCCTTGAGGCTGCGCCTCAGGAGGTTGACCCCCACCCTGTGGCATGCCCGATTCGTTTTCTTGGACCATTGCGCCCATCGGGTCTTCTTGCCCCAGAGTCGGGGAATCTGTGGGTTCAGGTGGCTGGAACGCTTTCTCAATCGCGTCCTCGATCGGTGTGCCCTTCTTGCGAGCATCAACGAGTTCCCCAAGAACTCGAACCACCTGACTTGGGTCCTGCCCAGCGGCAGCCAACTGCGGGAGAGTCTGCGCGTACGACTGGACAGATACGAGAGCCGCTTCGCGCAGCTTCTCAACGTCGATAACTTTCTCTTCTTCCGAGACGTTCATGTTCACCGGAAGGTTTCGACGTAAGAATGATTTACTAATAAGGTTCGCACCCAAAGCCTGCAAGCCCCACACGAGCGCACGATTGGGGTCCAGACCCGCCATGACCCCGTACTCATGAGTGACCGTGTACTTGCCCTTAATGTCACGACCAGGCGTGTACTTCAACTCGAACGGTGAGCCGTTAGTGGACGCGAAAACTTTTTTCTCCACGTCCCCCCAAATAACCTCATCCATCTCGAGGGCGAGGCTCATGGCCTCGCCAAGCGCGTCACCGAGCATCGCTTGCGACGTCTTGATTCGAGTGTCGAAGCCACCCATGAGGGCCTGAACTCCACGGCCCGTCACGACGGAGGCGTCCATCTCACCAGATCGAGCCTCTGGGTAGCGAGACCCGAGGCGAAGCTCATCATCAAGGACCGCGTTCTCCATCATCGCCGAGCGCGGCAACTCAAGTGGAATGCGCCGGATACGTTCGGGGTTCTGCGAACGGAGGATCGCGTCAGGTCCAAACGAGAACTCTTGAACATCTTGCGGCAAGGCAATGGGTGACTGGACTGCCTTCTGAGTGGCTTCCAGGCTCAACATCGCCAGGTACGCTTTCGCGGCGAACACCCACAGAACGTCATCGAACGCGCCACGCTGCTCACCGTCGAGCGTCGGCAGTTCCGCGATAGTCACGGGTATTCTGGAAATCTGGTTCTCGTATTGAGAAAGAATCAGGCCGTCCCTCTTGGGGACGAACAGTAGAACCCTGTCCTTATCGTAGAAGTGCACGAGATCGAGAGTCTCGTCGCTGTCACGATTGTTGTACGCGCTGTTCTTCACCAGGCGCGACGCATGCTCAGGGAACATTGCTGCTAGTTCGCTTGCACGGTAGTAGAAGGTTCGAGCGTATTGAACGACGTTGCCCCAGCGGTCCTTCTCGTAGTACGTACCCATCGAGTCGTCTACGTGAACGAACGGGCTCCCACCGTCATAGTTGGGCTCGACGCGGAAGGGCACGAAGCCGTACGTGTTCATGCGGTCGGCAGCCGTCACTAGGTTTGTTCCGAGCCTCGAGCTGTAAGCGAGAGCATTAATGATCCGCGTCAGCTTGTCCTGCCTGGAACGCTTCGACTCATCCAGGACGCTGTCACCAGCAGCGGTAAGGGTCGGCATGACGCCGACCATCTCTGCCGTATCCCTGGCGACAACATCAATGAAGTTGCCCACGACCGGCTTAGGCCAGTCACCAGGGAACAACCCCTTGAACACCAACTCTGGCTTACCTGTACGGACCAAGTTCACGGCACGCATGCGCTGATCCCGTGCGGTGTTCTGGCGACGAAGTCGATCCATCGTAATTGTTGCTTCGTGCGCGAAGTCAGCCATGAGCCGCTACCACCGCTCCCTATTAGCCCAGTACGCAGCGGAGAGTTTTCCCCGCCTGATGTTCTTCCCGTGGCGTGACTTGAAGTTGGCTCGCTTCTGCTTGTTAGCCGCAGACTCACCCTTCTTCGGTTTACCTGCTGTCTTCGCGCCCTGCTCCCCGAAACGGATCGTCTTCACCTGATCGCCTTCCTTGGCAACCACGACACCCCACTTCGTGGGGTGATTAGGTGTCCGCTTCGGCTTGTTGTAACCGGATACGCCAGCACGCTCCAAGCGTGAGTCTTTCTTCTTACCTGGCTTCTTGGAGGCCACTACTTCTTCTTCTTCCTCTTCACCGCAGCGTTATCCACAAGATTCGGGTACGGGCGACCAGCGGCCTTAGCCCGCCTCTTTGCAGCAGCCTTCTGCGCACCAGACAAGGGAGTAGATTTTTTCTTCGGGTTTGGTTTGTTCCAGAAGGCTTTCTTCGCCGCCACTACTTCTTCTTTTTCTTGGCTGACTTAGCGGCAGCAGTACCCATTGACTTGGCGACACCTCGACCCTTCGCAGCCTTCTTCGCTGCTGCCTTACCGGCCTTCGTGTACGGGTACTTCTTTCCGTTAACCATCGGCATAGCCGACCTCCTAAACCCACGCTGCCGCGTGATCCGCTTGATACAACTCGTCGAGATTGACAACCATTTGCCTATCCCGGTCCCTCTCGTTCAGGAACTGGTTACTGCCCCCGAAGAACACAGGCCTACGGGAATTCGATGAGATCTCCCTCGCTCGAAGCTCCGCGAACCACAAAGCCATCACCGTGTCCTGCCTGCGGTACTTCGTCTTCACGTTGGGAGACCAAGAAATCAACTCCTCAATCAGCATCTTCACGCCATGCGATTGAGACGAAGGCAACTCGATGAGACCGTCACCTTGATGAGTGCGCTGGTTCGAGGGGCCGGTAGCGATCGTGCCGAACAAGCCAGACATCGAAGCGACACCAAAATCAGGGTCCTGCTTATTCGTGTTCGTGTGATGAGGCTTAACGACCACGCCCCGATCCGCGAGGCTTTGATTGATCTCCTCGTCATACACCAAGAAACCCTGGAAGGCGTTAGCCTCAATCACCCACTCGTTAGGCCGATACGTGTCAGTCATCGAAAAGATCAAGTCACGAATCTGCGCGGGGGTAGGCCCCGCCATCACCCGCACATCCAATACGTAGCGGTTGCCGGTGTAGCGGTCTATTGCGTAAGCGACCGCAGCGGTGTTCCCCGCTACAGCGGGGTCCATGCTGCACACGGTGTAGTAACCGTCTGTGTTCTTGGGGTGGCTGGTGGCACCTGGCTGTAGGGGGCCGCTGGTGCGGCCACCGTTGACGCAGCCTCGAACGGCCACGGCATCGAACACGGCGTCTTCCTCGACGTCCTGGTTCATGTACACGAGGGACCATTTCTTAGGTCCGACCTCGTTGCGGACGCTCGCTAAGCGAGGACCCGTCCACCGGGTGTAGTTGCCTTCATCGTCGGGCTCGTCACCTTCAACGAAAGCCTCATCCGATACGGGCCAAAGGGTCTGCCAGTCTTCCGGCTGGTCCGCGTACTCCAGTACCGCTGGCATGCTCAAGTACGTCCAGGGGATCACGCCGTCGGTGTAATGCTCCGCGTTACGCAGCTCCGAGTACAAGTCGACGGGTGCCACGCGAGTGCCGACGATCAGTAACTGACCGCCAGGTCCCAGGCGGGACGCGACCTCCTGACGAACCCAGTCCATCTGCTTCGGCCACTCGTTAGCGTTAGACAACGTGACCGTGTCATCGAGGACGATGAGGCTCGCACGCGAACCGAAAATTTGGCCCCCCATGCCGAGTGCTTCGATCGTGGGGTCCTTGCTCTCACCAGTACGAGAATCACCATCAAGGTAGACGCGGGTAGCGGACCATTGATCGCTCGTAGCCTTCCACCCGTCAACAGGTGAGAACGCGAGCTGAAGGTCAGCGTAATTCGGGTGAGTGAGACGCGACTTAATCGCGTACAACATTTTCTTACTCATCTCCTGCGTCTTCGACACGATCATCACGGAGATGTTGGGATCCTGAATGATCCGATAAGACACGTACTCGATGGTGATGGTCATCGACTTTGCATGATTAGGCGGGACGTTAACCAGCAGACGCCGATGCCCAGCAGCACCCGGCTCGTACACCATCGAAGAGTGAAGCTGCGAAGGTTCACGACCCTCAAGCAGATCCACCATGTTCGCCTGATGCGGCCAGATCTTCCGGTTCAAGTAACGGCCAGCGAAATCCGTGAACTCACCAGCCTCCTGCTGACGAGCATCAGGATCCGTGGAAGCCGACCGGACCCGGTCCATGAACAGCGCCCAATCCTTATCCTTACGTCGCTGCTCCTCATACCAAGACCGAGACCGACCGACAACCTTCAACGCGGCAGCGATACTCGAGCCCTGACGAACCTGATCAACCAAGGCATCACGCACCTGGGACGCAGGACGGTTATCCCGCCTATGAAGATTCGCCACGAAAAAACCTCTCTACTTATATAGAGGGGGTTGCGAGCACGAAAAGCAACCCCCAAGGAAGAAACTCGCGGCGGTGACAAAAGCTGCTTCCAGCAGAAGCGTGAGGCAGCAAAGCCTCACGCCCAACAACCAAAACACAACATGCCATCAACAAGAACAAGACCCGATACGAGGGGGAGCAAGGGGGGTACCCCCAGGTACACCTCTGGCAGGTTGAGACCTCGGGCTGCAAGCCCTCAAAGCAGCCACTTCGTGGCTACAAACAAGCGGTGAAGACGAGCCCTGAACGAACGCTAGTGAGTTCAGAGCGAAGCTCTTCACCCTCTACTAATAAAGAGGGGGTTGCGAATGGCACTATGCAACCCCCAGAGACAAAATCGTTACCAAACAAGGGCATAAATAGCCCAAAAGAACCACCACACCCCCACCATTTGGTGAATTTTTCTCACAGGCTAGGTGGGGGGTAGGGGGGCGGCCCGATGTTAAAAGCCCCCGGTTCGTCCCGACATGTCCGATTTGTACGATAACGGACTTAGGGGCCAGTCTGCCTTTCGGCGCGGGCGGGGGGTACCGCGAGTCATGCTCACGTGCACTCGAGGCGACAGCCTGTCCTTTCATATCGGAGATATGGCCCCTTGGTTTTGGCTCCTTATGGCTCACCTTGGGCTTTGATTGGGTGCCGAAGGCTGTGTGCGCGTGAGCTCGCGGGTGATCACGTCATGCGGCGGGTGGTCTCGCGTCATGACGCAGGGCGAACGGCGGGGAGCAAGGCACGGTTCGAGGCTTGACATCGATTGCAACATGCTGCCAAGGTTGGTGCCGAGCCGGTCCGAATGAGGTCGGCCAGTCGAAAGGAATCATGCTCATGTCGGTTTCGTACCTTGACACGATCGTTGCCATCAGAGATGGCCAGGGGATTGCTTACTCGTCTTTGACGAAGGCTATGAGGGTTCATGTTCGTTCCTTACGGAACGACGACGTTATCGCTTCCTTCGTAGGGGACGATGGCACGGTAACAAGTCTTGATGACCCCGAAGGGGTCGTGTGGTTCACCGCTTCTGGCGAAGCCTACGTCGAAGCCCTCGAAGCCGGAGGCTTGATTGGTCCTGTGCAGGAAGTTCCTGCGGCACCTAAGCCCAAGCGGTCTCGGCGTAAGTCGAAGACTGTGCGGAAGACCACGAGGAAGGTTCCGTCTCCTTCGGAGTCTGTGGAGTCTCCGGTCCTCCCGAAGGGGACTAAGGCTCGTCGGTTGTCGGGGAATCAGCATGGCGACACCCTGCACACGGTCGAGGCGAAGCCTGAGGTGCACACGGTGAACGGGATTTCGCAGAGTGTCCTAGAGGACATGATCTCCGAAGCCATCGCCAAGGCTCTCACGGTCTAGTGCTCGCTCGGGGGCTCAGACCACGGTCTGAGCCTCCTGTGAGTGCACTAGCACTCGAACCTCAATCGAAGATTGGAGTCGAAAATGTTGCTTGACCACGACAGTCACCGCATAGCGGTGGAATGTGGCGACACTTCCACCACTTTGGTGGTGGACGTTCGGAATGGTTTCATGCTCACCCTTTCGGGTGAGGAGTGGACCGACGAGGAAGACTTCTTGGACGAGGTCCCCGTGCGTTGGACTGCGGTCCCAGGGTTCTGTGGAACGTTGCCTCCTGCGCTACTTGCGCCTTTGCAGTTCTCCTGGGCACGGGGGAACCTCGACAAGGTCGAGATGGACCTCTACTGCTTGGCTCACAGTCTCGGCGACGATGACTATGTCGGCTTCGCCGATTGGATCAAGGATTACCAACTCTGCGCATGACCTGCATGACCCACACGCTCCCTTTTAGCACACCGTAGGTGTGCTTTTTGGGAGGTAGCGACTTCGGCCCAATGAGCCGTTGCGATGACGGAAGGAACTACACATGAGCACGATCAGCCTCTCGGCAGAGTCCCGCAAACTTGACGCCTTTCAGGTGCTTGATCCCTACGCACTCCGTAGCGTCCGCTACTCACATACAGACGAGGATGGCGAGGACTTCTGGGTCCTCGTGTGCCGTCCCTGTGCAGGTGCAGGCTTCGACCTCGACTCTGACGAAGTGTCCTCCTGCGCAGAGTGCGACGGTCTCGGCGAGTCGAACCCTCTCACCTCGTACGAGGTACGCCAGGTCCTCACTTCCTAGGCACGCTTCCTGTGCACGAGCTGCGGCACGTGCATAGGGAGGGGCTGCCTAGCCTCAAGTCAATCAGAGATTGGAATCACCTTGTACACAAGTAACTACCTGAAGGGTCTCCACACCGTGGAGTTCTCCTCCTACGGAACGATTGGATGGTGTCGCGATGAGTAAGACTCTGCCCCTGCCTACGGCAGTCGTGCCGTCAGAGTTCGCCATGCTCAGGGTCGAAGGGGACCTGAAGGTCCTCGTGCGTTTGCTTGACGTGAAGCCTGCCTACGGCAAGTTCCGTTACGAGGTCTCTCCTGCGCACGGTACCGGCAAGAAGTGGGTCGATTCGGACCGGCTCTTCCCTGTGCTCGACGACGCGGACACCGCGTGATCGTGTCACGCACGGATGTCAATAGTCATTGACATCGGGATTCGCAACATGCTAACTTCGATACCGACAACGACGACCCCCAAGGAGGGCCGCGATGACTCTAAAGCGATCGAACGACCGCAAGACCACGAACATGTCGAATGCACGTGGCGACCAATCGAAGATCAAGAATGCCTTCGGCTTACCTGCCGGTAAGGACTTCTCCTGTGTAGGGGAGACCGCCACCTGCGGTGCCGTCTGCTATGGCAAGCGCATCGAGAACTACCTACCTTCGGTGCGCCGACTGCTGCAGCACAACTGGGATCTCCTGCGTACGGCAGAGCAGGACGAGATGTTCTACCTGCTCAGGGACATGATCGCCGACTTCGTCCGTGAGTGCGAGAAGCACGGTGCTCCGAAGATGTTCCGTATCCATTGGGATGGCGACTTCTTCTCTCAGGAGTACACCATTGCATGGTCCATCGTCATCGGGATCTTCGAGGACGTCCAGTTCTGGGCATACACACGTAACGGTGAGGCTGCGAAGCACCTTGCCATCATGGACCACGACAATCTCGGCTTGTACTTCTCCATGGACAGGGACAATGCGGACCTAGCGCACGACCTGCGTACGAGGTTCCCCAACCTGAAGGTTGCGACCCTGGCCGACACTTTCGAGGAGGCTCGTGATCTTCACATGGACGCTCTCGGAGCTCGCGTGGGCAAGTGCCCCGAAGTTGCCGGTCGTATCCCTCTCATCACCACCGATGGTGGTGCTTGCAAGACCTGCGCTCTCTGCCCTTCGGGCAAGACGGACATAACTTTCGCCATTTCGGGCCGATAGCAACATACAAACACAGGAAGGAGTAACCGATGGGTTACTACGTCAATCTGCGATCAGCGCATTTCCATGTACCGGAGACATGGTCGGTACTGCAGGTCCTGAAGGACCTGAACAAGCGGGACGACCTCAAGGAGGGCGGCACGTACCAGAGTGGCCAGAAGACGGAGTCTTGGTTCAGAGGAATCGGACCCAAGTACGACGAGACGTGCACAAGTGTGCAGGAAGTGTTCTATGAACTCGGCTTCGATACGGAGATCATCGACGAGCCGTGGGGCAAGGCTGTAAGCCTCGATTACTACGACGGCAAGGCAGGACAGCAGGAACTGTTCTGCAGAGCAGTTGCCCCGTTCATGGACAAGGGCTCGTACATCGAGTGGATCGGCGAGGACGGTGCCCAAGAAGTGTGGGTCGTCCAAGACGGAGAACTGAAACTGCTAGTGCGCAAGGAGGAGAAGTGGTGGCAGTAGCAAGTAAGCAGGACGTGTACAGGGCAGAGTGGACGCTGGAGAAGATCATGTCTAACGATGCCCCGTACAAGGTGCACGGCAGCACCATGGTGCTGCCCGACGAGATCAAGTTCTCCGACCTCGAACACATCAGGGTGTACGTGGGTCGCGTCATTGACGTAGTCAATATCGAACTTGGCAGGAGTCACACTCACCCAGAGGTGAGGCTGGGCAGGAAGGACCTTCGCAAGAAGGCTTACTGCACAGGAAGCGTCATTGTTCTCCCTCATAGGGAGAGTGGGGCCTGGGCTTGGACTAGGACCGTGGTGCTCCACGAGTTGGCTCACTTCCTCACCCCTGGGCACGGCCATGACGCCACCTTCGCAGGGATGCTCACCTATCTCTTCGAGATAGCGATCAGCCCTGAGACGGCGTTCGTCTACTCGACTCTCCTCATGGAGAGTGGCATGAATCCAATCCGACCGGAAGGAATAGCGGCATGAGTGATCTCATGGACAAGATCGGTGCTCTTCTGCTGAAGGCAGAGCGCAGCGATAACGAGCACGAGCAGGACGCCTTCATGAAGAAGGCGCAGCAACTTGCCACCTTGGCAAGTATCGACTTGGAGGCTGCGCGTCTCCGGCAGGAGACGAAGGAGCAGCGTGAGACGCCGGAGGCACGGCACGTGACCCTGTTCAAGGTGAGCGACAAACTTCAGACGAAGTCTTACTTCATCGAACTGTTCATGGCTATTGGCAGAGCCAATGACTTGCGCTTCTTGATCAGCCACTACAACAACTACGTTGTTGCTCATGGCTTCCCTTCGGACATCGACGTGACTGAGGCTCTGTACCAGAGCCTGAGCGCACAGATGGTTCAGTCTGCGGAGCAGTACCTCAAGCGCAAGGAGTACCGCAACGAGTGGGTCACTTACGAAGATCCGTCAGGCTGGAGGCGTGAGGCTAAGCGCATGGATGGTCGGACTGCTCGCCGCAACTTCTACGAAGGGTTCCGAAGTCGGATCGGTGAACGTCTTCGCGAAGCGAAGAAGGAAGCCATCGCTCAAGCGGAGCAAGTGGAGGTGGCCGAAGGTCAGACAGAGTCTGCTGCTCTTGTACTCAAGGGCAGAGTGGATGAGGTCGAAGCGTTCTACCAGTCGAAGATCGGTAACAGGACAGGGTCCTGGCGGGGCGGAAGCAGTGCCAGGTACAGCAAGTCTGCTAACGCAGCCGGTTCGAGTGCAGGTTCCCGAGCTCGCATGGGTGGGGGAGCAAGCCTTAGTGGAAAGCGAGGAATGATCAATGCCTGAAAGCAACATGCAAACACGGCCTATTGGCCGTGAGGAAGCAGTCAAGCACATGTACAGGGGGAAGATCCTGGACAACGTTGATGTCCAGGATGCCACCGTCATCGACTTCGAGTGGGATGACAGGTACTTCGACGAGAGCATGAACCCAGGGGGAGTGCTCATAGCCATCAGGGTCCCTGCCTGGGCAATCGGCGAAGCCCACTACAACGAACCCTACGTCACTTGGAGTTTCGTCCTCCGTGAGGACGCGACGATGCTCTGTGTGCAGGGGCACTACTTCGATCAACTCGAACCTGCCGTGAACGACTTCTTGCAACGCAAGCCGAAGAACAAGGTGTGGGAGTGAGTGCGGTGCTGGTGGTGGCCA